CATAATTACCAGTGCTAGCTATTGTTCCAAAATCAATATCATTTCTAACACCACCAGCATTACCACCAAATGTAATTCCTCTTATGTTATTACTAGTGCTTCCAGCATAACCTCTAGCAACAGTTAAATCTCCAAAGTCTAAAGCATTACCTGCAGTTGCCATAGTAATATAATCTATGTCAGTTGAAGTTCCTCCTGGAACTTCAAAACCAGTATATATTCCTCGTGTTGTACTACTAGATCCTGTGCCAGCATATGCAGTTCGAATACTTCTCATGTCTCCAAAATCTACACTTGTACCTTTAGAATTCATTTCAAAAGATTCTATTTTGTTTGAATAAGCTGGAGCTACATAACCTCCTGCTATGCAAGCTCTTGAACCTCTAATATCATTAGATCTAATTATATCATATCGTTCTTTAATATCCCAAAGTGCCATTAACTTAACCCTCCATGACCATTAGACGTTGCACCTACACCTTGTCTTGCTCCTGTTAAGTCCCCATAATCAGCTGCATTACCTGTTGAAGCTATGGTTATGTATTCGATGTCATTCCCTTGACCCAAATCTCCAAAAGACAAACCTCTTGTATTATTTGACATCATTCCATGATTTCTTCTGGCTAAAAACATATCTCCAAAATCTGAGGCATTACCAGTGCTTGCAAAAGTTATATAATCCATAGAAGCAGCATCTGGCCCAACTGATGGGTTATATCCACCAGTAAAAACACCCCTTGTAGTAGATCCAATACCACCACCATAGTTTCGCCTTGTTATTACAAGATCGCCAAAGTCAGTGGCATTACCAGTTGATGTAATACTTACATAATCTATTGTGTTATGTTCTGAGCCACTCCATCCCCCTGCTATTACTGCCCTTTGAAATGATGGGGTAAAACTAGAACTAGCATCACTAGGAGCAGATGTGCCATAAGCATTTATAGCCCACACTTTAGCAGTGTAAGATGTACCGTTAGATAAACTACTTACAACAATGGGGGAAGATGATCCTGTATTAGAACCTGCACTATAGTTATCACCACTTGAAGCAACCTGCGCAACAAAGCTTGTAGTATCTGATGTACCACCACCTGCATCAGTAAATGCTACACTTACCTGTTCATTACCTGCAGTAACAGAATCTATTGTAGGTGCATCAGGTGCATCTAATCCATCAGTGCCTATAAAACCACCGTTGTATCTGGGCATTATTAATTACCTTTAGTCTACTAGAAGTTCGTAACTAACCAAGTATGTTAGATCACTGTTAGCAGAAGCTGTAACAGCGAGTAGATCTGTTTCGTCTAAATAAAATCCGTTGTCTTTACCTACAACAACTAGTGTTGCATCAGCAGGTACAGATATTGTATTAGCTATCTTAACATAGTTTGATCCGTTATCTACACTCACCTCAACGGTAATGTCAGCAGCATTTGTACCATCTATGTTTGATATCATTAATGTGTTTATCTTTGCACAGTTTTCTGCAGGTACATCAACGATGTCTGCTCTACTTGTTGTTACCGCACCAACTGCTACCTTTGGAGTAATAGTTGCTACATTAATTATATTTGGGGTTGCCATTTACTTTTACCTTTCTATCCAAATACTATTGCCATAGCAATGGCAAATCCTTTAGTGGCAGAGCTACCGCTTGCATAAGTTTTTACATCTGATGCAGGAATAGTTTTCATTGTTCCGTTATCGTTGACTATAAAACCGTCAGCATCTGCCAATGTTATTGAACCACCAACAGAAGTATCACCGTCTAATAAGTTTAATTCTGATGCAGTTGCTGTAACACCGTCAAGTATGTTCAACTCTGCTGCTGTAGAAGTTACACCGTCAAGTATATTTAATTCAGCAGCAGTAGAGGTAACACCATCAAGTATGTTTAGTTCTGCAGCAGTAGAAGTTATAGCAGTTCCGTTTATTGCTAGTTTACCTGTAACAACGTTAAATGTACCATTGTCCTCAATCCTAGCTACTTCTGTTCCATCTCTTTGTTGAAAGATAAGATCTTTAGCATCTACAACAGGTCTAATAATTACGTCACTAGACGAGTTGGTAATTCTAAGTATCTCAGTGCCACCATCTTGAAACTTAAAGTCACCACCGTCTGCGTCTAAGATAATATCTCCTGCAACATCTACTGTCAAGTCTCCAGAGCTAAGATCAATCTCTGTTCCATCAATAGTAATGTTGTCTGCAACTAGACCACCGTTTGCTGTAAGTTTATCTACCTGTAAATCTTCGTGACTAGAGCCTAGCTTTAACTCAAACTTTGGACCTGTAGTATTATACGTAAATGTAGCATCATCACCACTACCACCCTCTATTGTAATACCTGCACCATTAACTACAGCAGATGTGCTGTTACCACTGTCAAGAACAATGTTGTGATCGTTAAGATTTACAGTAGTAGAGTTTACCGTTGTGGTTGTACCTGATACAGTCAAGTCACCTGTAACTGTAAGATTGTCTGCTACTGTAACCTCTGAGGTGCTGTGTCCTAGTGTGATAGCTGTTCCAGATATACCTGTGCCGATAGAGACAGACTCACTGCTGTTAGCTGTGTCAATTATAAGATAGGCGTCTGAGCCTTGTTTAATTGTAAATGCAGTAGCTGAGTTATCAGAAACAGCTACGTTAATATCTGTGGCATCAGCACTAATAGAGTCTAAAGCAATGTCACCAACGTTAGTAATGTTGTTATCACCAAAGCTAGTAGCACCCATTGTTTTGTTTGTGAGTGTTTGTGTTGCTGTCGTACCAACAATCTCTTGATCACCACCAGGAGGTAGAGTTAGCACATTAGTAACAGAGGCTGAGTGTGGTTGTGACTTAACTGTTTGACCATGAGAGTTAGACTCACAGTTAAATACAATAGTACCAGGATTAGTATTACCTTTTACAACTACTTTACCTGTGCCGTTAGGTGCTAGGTCAATATCGGCATTTGATGTAGTAACAATATCGTTACCGTTCATATCAAGGTTGCCACCTAACTGTGGAGTGCTATCCTCTACTATATTAGATAAAGCAACACCACCAACAGCAAGACCTGATACTATCGTACTACGTGTAATCTTTTTAAGACCACCACCAGATGTATCTACAGCAAGAAATACGTCATCGTTAGCAACCGTACTAATCTCAGATAAATCACCTACAGCCGTAGGATTAAAGTTTGTACCATCTGCAATCATAAGATGTCCTGCAGTATTGGTAGCCATAGTAAGATCATCACCACCAATAGTAAGATCACCTGTGAGAGTAAGGTTTCTTATACCAGTGTAGTCTTTGTTAGCATCTAGTACAACTGCTTTAGAATTTATAGCTGTGCCTGTGCCTGTAGAACCTAGATCAAGAGCGTTAAGTTCTCCTACAACTGCTGTAACACCATCTAAAGTATTTAGTTCTGCTGCGGTAGCAGTAACACCATCCATGATGTTAAGTTCAGCAGCAGTAGCTGTGATAGCTGTACCATTAAAGTTTATTGCATCTGCATGAAGTGTACCGTCAAAGTAACCATCTTTAAACTCAAAAGAGCTAGAACCTAAATCAACATCGTCATCTGTTGTAGGAAGTATTGATCCATTGTTAAATGTTACTTGTGTCTCACCACCTGCAGTAATTGTAATTACATCAGAACCACTAAATGCTATACTTGTATTTGAATCAGCATCACCTGCAATGCTATCTAGCTGCACTGCACCTACGTTTGATAAGGCAGCATCACCAAAGTCTACAGCACCTGCAACTGTAAGTGTTCCTGATACATCTACGTTACCATTTATATCAACAGTAGTAGCAGCAATCTGTATTTCTGTATCTGCAACAAGATCAAGCTGACCATCAGCACTAGAGTTAATATAAATAGCTGTATCACGAAACTGTAACTTTTCGTCAGAGGCTATAAGAATGTCATCAGAAAACTCAAAGTAGTCTTCGTCTTCCATCCATTTAAAAACACCATCGTTACTTTCACCATCAAAGGTTACTGTAATATCAGTACCTGCTGTGGCATCACCAATAGTGATGTTAGTTCCTAACAGTTTAGTGATAGGACCACCCTCTGCAGCCGTACCATCGTGAGTGTGTCCTGTGCTTGCTGCAAACGCAGCTAAGAGTTGATCATATTCATTGTTGAACAGATCAGCAGTAATAACATCACCGTCTGTAAAACTAGATTGTCTCGTGTATGTATTACCCATCTAACGTCTTGCTCCTACTTGATATTCTAATTGAAACCCTTTTAGGGAATATGGTGCTGTCTCCCCACCATCTTTAATTCTTAACGCTACAGAAAAACCTGATCCTTCTACTGATTGTCTTACAAGCGGCTGTGAAGGACCACCAAATACAAACTGTGCAGCACTACTAGATGTACTAAAAGTTGCAGAACCAAACTGTGCTGCAACTTGAGAACTGTCTAGAGGATATGCTGCAGGTCTTGCAGAGTCAGAAGCTTCGTTGTCATAACGAACAAATAGATCTGCATCTATTGCCGACTCAGGTTTAAAGTTGAGGATAACTCTTTGCATGTGTTTTCTAACACCAGTATCTCCAAAACTTAAATCAGGACTTCTGTATCTTGCTAGTATTGCAGTACCATCAAAAGTATTACCTGATTCTTGTCTGTGGACATATCCTGAAAAGTCACCATGTATTACCTTTACATCTCCATCAATAACTAGGGCATCTGTAGCTGAAGGTTTTACTCCACGTATTTCTGCAAACTCAAACTTGTCTGCTCTCCTAACACAGATGATACCTCTTGTTAAACCTTCACCCTGTCCTGCTTTTGAAAAGAATATTCTGTATTGTGTTTTGTCTGGAATAACCACGCTATCAAAAACTGTAGAGTCTTTAATGTTAGCATCAAAGATAGACTGTACGTTTTGTGTAATAGCACCAAGAGCCGTATCACCAATTCTTGCAGTAGCAGCAACAGTTCTGAGGCCATCAGGACCTAAGAATAACAAATCACCTGCAAATTCCTGTATCGTATCTCTATTTACACAACCAATATCTCTAGTGACTGGTTGGATAGCAAAGTCACTAAGAGTAGATCCTGTCATTTTAAATATTCTGTTTTCACAAAATATAAATAAAGAATCCCTAAATACTTTTAGTCCAACAATGTTATCATCTACTTTAATAGTTCCTGCACCATCACCTGAGTTAAAACCATCTTCATCAAAAGGTTCACTAAATACTAAGGTTTGTGGTGTGCTAGACTTACCTGCATAAAACATGTGAGATTTAAAAGCTACTACTATTGTAGAACCTGCTACAGAGCTTTCACTAACATCTGTTGCTGATAAGGAAGAGTTAAATATAGTTGGAGCATTTGCACCATCAACAACTATAATCTTTTCATTACCATCAAAGTTATATCTTTCAAAACTGTATTTACCTGCACTAGTTCTACCAGTATCTCTTTCAGTCCAAGACTCTGATACTACATCATCAACAGCGTGATTAGCAGCAGTTGTGCTTGTAGCAGCACGAGTTACACCTGTAAAACTAGTAGAGGTTACACCAGTGTACGTAAATAACTCATCGTTAATCTGTAGTGTTCCACTAGAAGAAAAGCCTGTTGTAGAATCTACAGTTATAGTTCCAGAGCCTGTCATACCTGTGGTAGAAACAATTTTAGTTGCAAGCTCAGTAGATGCAGAACTAAATATCTTCTCGCCCCTAGCTGCTAATACTTTGTCTGCAAAGTTAGCAACCATCAATATTTTTTCACCAGAGCTAGACGTTTGAGGCACTTGTTGATTTACGTATTTACGAAAACCGTTTATTCTTCTGTAACCACCCTCAATGTCAGGCTCAAAGTTTTCTAACTCTAACGCTTCACCTGGTTGCATTAAGAACGTAGAACGATTTAAAACTAAGCCACCCTCACAGTTAAATGCTGCAGGTTGTGCTTGGGATAGATCTGGCATTAGGAAACTACTCCACCTGCAAAGTTAGCAGAACCTCTAGGGGCAATAATAACTGTGGATCTTACATACTCATATTTGTTGATGAGCAGACTTTGCATATTTTTAATACCTTGCTCAAACCTAGCAAAATTTAATTGATACTGTTGCGTTTCTCCTCTGTATTGATAAACAAAAGCAGCAGCACCATCTACAATTACAGGTGCAAATCTATCTGGAATACTTGTAGTGTCTCCATGTGCTGATAGATCAGATGGAAATGTAAAGTAATCAAAGATAAGTGTGTATTGTTTATCTGGATAAGGATATAGTAAATAGTTATTGTCGGGGGTTCTAACTATATTTCTAGGAACACCACCACCGTCAAACTGGGTTACTGTAGTGCCGTTTGATATCGCTGCTGCTGTGGTGCTATTTGCACCTCTGGTACACCCTGTAAAATCGTTACCTGATATACCTGTATAAGTTATTTGCTCTCCACCTATGTATAGAGTTCCTGTCGAGCTAAAATCTGTTGTAGATGCAACAGTTATTGTTGTTACGGCTGCAGATAATCCATCTGTTGCGTTGACAGTTGTTGTTGCAACATCATCCTCTTCATTAGGATAACCTTTTTCTATGTATTCGTTGTAGTTAAGAAGTGTTAAATTATTCCCTGCAGCATTAACATCATCATCTTTTTTAATTCTAGCAGTAGCGTAGTCTATTGATTTAGTATCTGTTGGTGCAGTATACCTACACACACCTGGAGTCAAAGTAGATGTATTCTGTGCATGATTAAAAGAGTATCCAAACTCTCTTTGATTTATATATCTGATGGCTTCATTAACGGCATTTTGACACTGTACTTGAACACCCCTAGCGTTAGCAAAAGTAGTAGAAGTAAGCGTCACTTCGTTCATTCGTGTAATTACATCATTCGTTAATGATAGAAATGTTAAAGCCATATTTTTTCCTTAGATAAGCTAAAGGGGCCAACCGAAGTCAGCCCCTAAAGTGTTATGCTAGTAGATCACGATCTACTTCGGTAGCTGCCACACGTCCTCGCTTCCCTGTGTCGATGCAACATGCAAAAACACGTAGGATGCCAGATGTAACGTCTGCAGATGAAGCAATCAACTTAACGTCAATTGTATCTGTAGTTGTTACGTGTGCCGTAAACGTATCTGCAGAAGCAGTGTTTACAACCATAGTTTGACCGTTTGTTCCTCCTGCTAGGAAACCTGCAGATGAAACGTCACCACCATCAACAATGTCATCACCTGCTGCGAAATCAATATCCACAGTTGGAGATGTACCGTTGAAAGCAGTTTCAACTTCAGCACCTGCAAACAATATTAGTGTGTTGGCAGGAATTTCTAGAAGCTGAAAGATATCCCCATTCGTACAGGAATATCCGTCTTCTACCATTTTAGCAATGTCAAGACGTGCTTCACGCATGTACATGCTCATTGCTTGGTGGCGTGAGGTAGCTGCTGCAATGCTGTCTGAATCGACACCAACAGTAGCTTTTGAGGTCATGTCAAAAGTAGCCATATCTTAATCCTCCCTTACGCTGCGTTGTATTTAGCAGTAGCGATTGCTTCTGGACGAAGAATCTTTCTGCCGTATAGATGCATACCACGAACAATGTCAGCAAAGCTGTCAGGGTCACGATATGTTTCTGTTTTGTTGATCTGCTCTGCAGTTGCTACAGCAGAATCATGACCTGCAACAATCACACCAAAATTACTGTTTTGGTTTGCTGTTCCTGATGTACCTGGACCAGTACCTACAGCAGGTAGGTTTGATGACACGTACAAACGGAAGCCATGAAAGTTGTTGATTACAAGACCGTTACGTAGTCCACCAGAATCACCGTAGTCTCCATTCATGAAGCGTGAATCTTCATCGGAAAGTATTTCCATGAACACAGGGTCAATTACAAGCCATCTGCCTTGTGAATCAACTTGTTGCTGATCAAGCAATCGTTTCATTCTTGCAACAACCATTGCAGGTGAAACTGTAGCTGTTGGTAGAGAAGTAGCACCTGGCATACGTGCAGTTACTGGGATTGAGTGATCCCCTGCAGATGACGTTGTGATGTTACCAAATGAACTCTTAATCAACTTCATGCTTGAAAGTAGTTCGTCTGAACCTGCAGTAGTTACAGCCTTTGTACCGTTTACTTGGTCATTAGCTGTGTCTGCTGTTGCATGTAGAGCAGATTGCTTGAAACCTGACATATAACCAAGAACTTCTTGGTCATACTGATCAGCTAGTCTGTAAGCTGCACGATCCGTAGCAAGTTGCATGAAGTTCACATGTGAGTGAGCTTCTTCGATATCGTCCATCTTAAAAGCAAAGTAGTTGCTTTTGTCTACGACTAACTGAAAATCTTCATCGTCAAGGTCTTGTGCTGTAACTGTTGTGCCACGAGCATAAGCTTGAACTGAGATTTCAGGCTCTTTGATTATGCGAACAGTATCACCTTGTGCGCTAATCTCTCCGAAATAATCGGAGTTAGTTATGTCTCCTACAGTAGCAGCCTTGCGAAAAGCAAGCTGTACTTTTTTGGAGTAGATTATAGGACTAAAATTACCGTTAGGTAAATTCCCATAACCCGATGCGGTTTGAAAAGCCATTGTTAAATCCTCCATGATATTTGGCTTTGGGAATAAAGCTTAAACACCTGAAAGAGGCTGTACGTTTTCTAGGGTGCAGAAAGTATTAGGTTGCGCTACCGAATACCACTGGGCCTATACTTGTCCAGGTAGTTCTTTGTAGTTTAGACTTTTGGGTTGAAAGTATCTTTGAAGGTGGTCCTTACGGAGGCTTCAAGTCAGATACGAGTAGTTATATAGATGACTTTTAATATGTCAACTAATTATCATGCAGAACGAGACATGTCATAAACAAACTTGCCAGTACGCATAGCTTCGTTTATTTTGTCCTGCATTTCCTCAAACTCCTTATTAGACATTCTGGCTACATCAGACTCTTTTATTTGTCCTTGTGAACCTTCTGCGTCTATAGAAGTACGAGTTCCTTTTGCAACAGTAGATGCTGCAGCTTTCTTAGATTTCTTTTTAGCTGCTACGGTCATACCGTTGTCAATCTTATATAGATCTATCACACGTATAACTGAGGCAGGATCATCCATGTTTTCATAGAGTGCATCCTTAACCCACTTGGGTTGATCGTCTGCCCAGTTATGGAACTTATCTGACTGTCTTAGGTCATCAAAGTCTTCGTGAGTCTTACGAATAACATTCTCTGCTTTTACTCTTTGAGCTTCAGAATGTGCTTCATCTAATTCTTGTAGACGTGTCTCAGCTTTGTTGAACATCTCTTGAGCTTTCTTAGCTGCAATCGTTTCAACAATACCTGCTACGTCTGGATATTCTTGTGCCCACTTCTCTATGTCTTCATCAGACTTAGGAGGAACAATACCCTCACGTTTACTCTTACTTTCTAGAGCATCAAACTTTTCTTGCCACTCTTTCTCTTTAGCAGCTAAGTGTTTGCGAATATCACCATAGCGTTTCTTAAAAGACTTTTCTTCAGCATCTAACTCGCTGTCATCGTCTTCCTGTGCTTTGGTTTCCTCTGGGGTTTCTTCTTGTTTGGAATCATCTGAGGCTTGAACTTCGGTGTTCTCAGTATCCTCGCTACTGGATTCCTCTTGTTCTTCAACTGTTTCACCACGAGCCTCTGCTTCTAGTCGGGCAATCTCTGCCTCTGCTTCTTCCATCTGTTTTTGTTTTTTAGCGTGGTTGAATCCACGATCTACAAAACCTGCTACTTTAGGTTTTTCCATTGCAGTTAGTTCAGGCATTTAAAGTTCTCCTTTATGTTGGGGCCAGGAACTATTCCTGGGTAGCCTTATAGTTATTATTTCTTTTTGCCCTTTTTATTCATTAGTCCACCTTCGGATCTACCACCAATGTTACGTCCATCTACACCAGTTTTTTGTTCACGTTTTTTAAACGCTTTCATTTTTTCTCTTTGCGTTTTTTGATATTTTTTACGTTTATCGCTTTGTCTTTTTCTCAAAGCAGATTCATAACCTACATCTCCTGCTTTTTTACCTGTTGAGTCTGTCCTCACTGTAACTAAATCATCAGGTCTTTGTGGTGGTCTTCCTGTTGGTGTTGTACCTAGATCTTTTGTTCTTTGTTGAACTCTTGCAAACGCATCTTTTATACCTTTTGAGCCTCTACCTTTAGGTGAAATCTTTTGAGAAAATCTGTTAAAGTCATTTGCATCTTTAAATATTCTGTCACCTTTAAGATCTACTGAATCTTCAAACAAAGCGACATCTATATTGTTTGCTACAATGTCTCTTGCTAGTCTGTCACCATTCATAAGACCTTTAGGCATGTATTGTAATTTAGAGTCTATAATAAATTGATCATACTTAGCCTGTGCTTCTGCTATTTGATCTGCAGTGGCTCCGTTATTTTTCATAATAATAATGTTAGCAGCAGCTTGAGCAGCAGTACTTGCGTTCATAAACGCACCAACAACACTACCTAAAGGAGACTTATTTAACATGTCAGATGTTTGTGATGCTAGCTTATCCATGTCAGTGTAATCAAACTTTTCCATCCAAGCATTAGGATCTGAATCTACCTGTGTTTTTTTTCTACCACCCCCTGAAGTTACTGTAGCACCTGTTAGGTCTGTGGTTATTGTAGTATCTGTTCCTGGTGTACCTGTGGTTGTAGTAGTTGTAGCAGCAGGTGGTGTTTCTGAATATCCTAGTGCTCTTAATCGTGCTACCTCTGCTGCATCCTCTTGACTGAGAGGTAGTCTAAATTTTCTAACTTGTCCTTCTGGTCCATAAAGGGTAAGAAATGTTGCAGTAGTTTCTGTTGTTGCTGTTGTTCCTGTCTGCTGTGGCTGACCCATGAAACTAAAACCAAGTCCAAACTGAGCAGGGTTAAAAGTATTTACTGCAGGTGAAGGTGTTGTTGTAACTTGATTACCCTCTTGATACCCTTGGACTTGACCACCACTAGCCATGCTCTGCATAGGCATTTGGTTCTCAACAGGATTAACGTTGGTTATAGTTGTGTTTCTTTTCTCATCTATAGGTGCAGGTCTAGGTTGGCTGTATAGTTGCTGTTGCTGTAGATAAGGGTTTTGTACCTCACCACCTTCAGCCATACCCATCACTTCTCTGATAGCAGCCATCTCTTGCTCAGATAGTTCCTGATTATTTATAGGACCACCTGCAGGTACAGGCTCTCCACCTATACGTCCATTGGCTTCCATCTCAGCTAGACCCATCTTAGCTTGATCTCGTAGATCTTCAAAGAACTTGACACCGTAGTATCTGACAACATCAGCAGGAACGACATACTCACCCTCAGAGAGTTGTGCAGGAATATCATCTCGTACTTCCTCTGCAAGAGAACCAGGTGGTACTTCGTTTCCTGATACTGGATCTACATCCATACCATCATCTGCTATTCCACCTTCTTGCATGAATGCCATTTCCATTTGATCGTCCATTACTGCACCGCCTTTATTAAATGTTCTAATATTCTGATAGACTGGATGCTCTTTACCTCGAACAGAAATAGTTCCAATCTGAGGACCAATCTCAATCTCGCCAACTACAGTAGGTCTAAGTCTTGGCTCTGTTTTTGAGTTAGGATACTTTTTAAGATTAACACCTTTAGAAAAATCTGTTTCTATTGTGTAAAAATGTTTACCCTTATTTTCTACTGAAATAAGAGTTGCAATGTCTTCCATTCCTTCAGGTGCTTTAGTCCACTTCCAACCTGCTTTCTTTTTAAACAAGTTAGTTTTTATTTGTGTTTTTCCTTTACCTACAGACCCCACCTCTTCCACGTTGTCATTAGATACTTTGAAAGATGGTCTACCCTCTGGTGAAATACTAAGTTTAGCACTTGATACATTCCTACCTGATAGTACTTCTCCTGTAGCAGGGTTTAGATAATCACCACCTTTAGGTCTTGATTCTTCTGGAAACATTCTCTCTG